TAGTAGTTCTTTAAGTTTCCGCCAATCTTCACTTGCCTCGACTCGATTGATTGCTTCAACCAGCCGGGTTAATTCTCCTTGTTGTTCTTGGAGAAAAGATAGACGACTATCTTCTTTTTCCTCTATGTTGTGAACATTAGAGTTGTTCATTGATTAGCGAGAACCTGACTGGCTCTGGACATAAACCCTAGCACGTTCGTTAAGAATAGATGTAACTGCAGCCGTATAGCGTAAGAATATTCTCCCTCTTTGGGAAAGAATAGGCATACCCGAGTAGGTGTGTGAACCGAGGGTTGAAGCACCTGCGCTTCCGATAGTGTTCAAAACACTGCTCGAAACGGCAATTACTGAACCAGTTGCGACTGTCGAAGCAATAACGTTTCCACCCCTGTAACCAAATCCGGCAACAGGCACACTCAACCACTCTGCCGTAACTGCGTTGTTGGCATTTGATACGATAGAAGTTCTGCCAACATCGTACCAAGTCGTACCCCCGTCATCTGTCGTCTGAAGGGTAGCTGAAACTCCACCTGCCAAGACTGAAGCTGTGAACTTAACTACAACCCCATCAATATCTTGTGGAAGCGTAAATTCATGGGCTACACCACCCGCTGTTGAAGCTGGGCCAGTTGCGTTGACGGTACTGTTATTTCTATCTAATACTATCTGTAAAGGTAATCTTATACTCATTTTTATTTATTTAATTGGTTTATTTCTATCGACCCCTTTTAAGGCAAAACCGACCCTTTGGAAGGTCGGCTAACTGCCCAATAGATTCTCCTTGACAAAAATCTACTGGGAAGTTGACTAACCTTCCAAGGTGTCAAGGATTTTGCTTTTTAAGGCTTACTTCTTTTTCTTTTTTGCCGCTGCTCGGCCTTTCTTTGTATAGGGAAAATGTTTTATTTTCCCTCCAACTCTTACTTTTGGCATTAAAATTCTAAAGCTATTACACTGCCGGTTCCTGCAAGGGTCTTGAAGGCTACGGCCGGGAATAAGCCTAATTTTCTATTAACTCCCATTACACTTCCGCTTGTCGGGGTGAAGGTAGATACAGGAACTGCCACTCTTCGTTGGGTGCTGACAGGGACAACGAAGTCAGCGTTTATGGTTCCTGCAGCAGTAATAACACTCGTACCTGCAATCGAAGCGTCTACATCGGCTCTGGAAAGCCATTTACCGGCTATGCCTTGACCTACGGCTGCTACCTCTAATTCAGTTGTATCATGGGTTAAAAGTAGGATTGAGGATACTAAAGCATTTTCATCGTTCAGTCTCGCTAAAGCGACTTTAGCCGGTGCGTAACCGACCTTTACTTCACCGAGCTTCCCTTGTGGTGTTTCGGGATAAAAATTTCTCATTGTGTTTGCATTGACGTTGACATCTCTTGTTTAAGCGGTGAAGCCGCTTCCATTGGAGACGAACGTGCTTGATTATTTTGTGTAGGAGTTTCTTGGGTTGGTTGACCGACCATACCACCTTGTACCATCATATCATATTTTTGACCGGCTGCATACTCTCGGTGTTCGGCTATATGAAACCAAGTAGCTAAAGTCTTAGGCATAACCATCTGGTGAATATATATATGCGTAAGGTGATCGTCTGATTGGGATACCGGCGGATACTTGTTCTCTTTAAGTATATCATTTTCTTCAGTAGCGTGCATCTCGTCCAGGGTTTCAGGGAACATAACATCAATTAGGGACGGGTCTTGCAAGAACTTAGGGAAGAATATGTGCTTATTGAAATTTCGCATACCGTCCGGGCCTAGGGTGGGAACAAGTTGCGGATAAAGACTTATTAAGTCCCTTCTTAATACAAGTTCCTTATACTCGGCTTCTTTGGCTGAGTAGACTAATACTCCAGGTGGGAAGTCAGTCTGAAAATCAGACATCTGTATCTCTTGGGTCTTTACCCCTTTAACTCCTACTATGTTAGCCATTTTCGACCCAAACTCTTCACCGTGCCTCTTGTAACGATGAAACCAATGGCTCCAAAATTCACTCTCTCCAAACTGCATTACCTTTGACTGCAAGGATTGGGCCATGTCGTTCAACTGCTGGTCTATGGCCGCTTCTGTGGCTGTGTTGGAGAGCTTGCGAGGTTCTGGCTGGGCAACTGTTCCTGTACCGACTGGCTCATTGGCTTCTGTAGTTAGGATTGATATGAAATTCAGAAGACCAGCATCCATCGGATTTTCCTTATTCAAAGGAGCTATGGCCTCCACCACATCGTCAACGGGTATATGTTGAGCTATTTGCCTATTAAATAACTGGGTAACATCTTTGATCTTGTCCGGGTTATAGAGATAGAGAGGGTTGGCCTTGTCTTTAGCGGCAATATAAGCAAGGTTAAGAAGAACTGACTTGGCTCGATGTTTGTCCTCAAGTAAGTCAGCTACAGAGAATTGAATTGATGAGTGTGGTTCTCGGAAAGCTTGCTTAACTACAATCGGCCATTTAGAACCAGTATCTATGGTTGTCCCATTAGGGGCTACAATCTGTTCTCCGTCCGCTAAGTCGAGCTTCTGCTTGAGTAACTCTAAACTAAAGCTCTTGTCTATCCACCAAACTGTTTTGTTGCCTTGATCGTCATATCCGTAAAACTCTAGGATTTGATAAACATCGCCGGAATGAGTATCCGTGGCCATCGCTGTACCTTTCTTGGCCTCATCTCGTTTAATCTTATAATCCCATAGGTAAGTATCTACACCCGAAGGGATATCTTCAATCTTAGCCTTAATAACTTTGGCCTTAATTAGTTTGTTTAATTCAGCTCTGTTCTTTGTAACCCATTTCCAGTAGTATCGCCAATCTTGGACTTCGTTGAAGTAGGGGTCGTATCCGAAGGCTAACGGATTAATGACCGAAGGCTCCATTATCTTACGCTTCTTGTTGAAGCGTAACGTTTCAAGGTATCCTTGTCCAAAAAACAGTGCATCCCACGTCCAGTCATAGTCTAGTTTGGCTTTGCCCATTTCCAAGTAGTCAGATTGAGCTAAGACATTATAGGAGTTGAGTTGGTCTTGGAGAATACCTTGAGAGGGTAAGAACTTAACTTGCATCTTGTCATCGTACAGAGATGACATAATTCTATTAAAAAGCGTGATTAAAAGCGTGGAAGCTATGTTCTGGTCTCCTCGATTTAGATTATTCAAAAGTACAAGTTGTGAAACTTGTCGTCTTTTGCGGGCTTGTAAAAACTCAAAGCTTTCTTCGTACTTTGACCTTATGTCGCCAAGGCTCATTTCTTTCGAGAATCAAGTTTCCCTTTAACAAGTTGCTTGTGAAGCAGCTCTGGATTTCTATCTCTTTCGCTGAAAATAAGTCCCTTGGCCGCTCCACACGGAACAAAGATTTGATAAAAACCCTTCTCACTATTAAGTATAACACGTGGCGGAACTTCATCAAGTGGCCTTAGTCCGTCTCCCCATAAGATTGTTTCTATCTGTTTAGCATGCGCGTTAAATATAGCCTGTTTGTTAGAATAGTTCTGTTTTACTGGGTTCATTTTGAAGTGGAAGACTCTGATGACATTAACTGGCCCGCCTCCCGGGTCAATCAAGGGCATATTTTCAGTGCTTAACTCTGATGCATATTCATATCCCTCTACGCCATCACCGGGTCTTAGATTCTCTAAGCCCTTTACATCTACAAGTTGTTTTAGTGGTTTATTATTCATTGCGCCATATTCTGTCAATTTGGTCATTGAAGGGCTTATTACCCATTTGCTTCATAATCCTTGAACTTCTGACCGTCTGGTCATTAACTGCCATTGTAAGCACTGCGGCATCAACACAATTGGGGGATGCGATTCCTTCTCTAAAAAGGTCTTCCTTGGGTTGTATGACAATCTTACCATCTTTGTTCTTATACTTCACTATTTCAAATTCATTCCAACCAATGTTGTGTAATAGTCTACCGCCTGATAATAGCCACTCTCGTTCCCTCCAATGCCATTCTGCTTTTAGGTTGGCAAACTGTTCGTCCTCTGACTTCTCACCAAATGACACACCTCTGACCGGATAGTCCAACTCCTTTAACCTGTCGAATACTCCTTGGCCCACGCCTGTTTTATCTGTGACAATGAAATCGGCATGACGTTCCCTGTACTTGTCCATAATCACTCCCACTAAGTCCATTGTGTTTTGTAACTTCTGATTGAAAAGAACCTCTTGAATGTTGCCTGACTTTAGAACGATAGCTGAGTTATCCCCTCCAGCCGCAGGGTCTACTCCCATAACCTTATAGCCTAAATGGTCACCGTAGTGTACATAGAACGATTGTAACTCCCTGTCTGTTACCAATCGAATGTACCCTTTCTCATCCATGCCTTCATCAAAAGCATCCCAGTTGCCCTCTAAGTATGCTTTGCGTTGATTCTCCGGCAATGATTCAAGTGACTTGTAATACTCTTGAGGTAGGAATGGATTATCTGTGGGTAGTGCCGGAACAAACACAAATTCATACTGCTCTTTCTCTTCTGGTGGAAACAGCCTTTTGACCCACCAATTCTTGACCCAGGCTTCGCCCAATGGATTACAACCGGCCAAGAACTTCACATCCTTAATCCCCGGCCAACGCAGACGAGAGCGTAGCATGTCAAACACTGACTTAGCATTACGGTTTATCTCGTCTATTCCCATAACTGCAAACTCTACAGATAGATACTTTTGCGGGTCATCTAAGTTCCTAAAAGCGATAATCCCCTCGCCATATTCAGGATTTAGCGTAAACTCCTTGCGAGCTTCATTATAAGTTCCTAACCAATTGGGGAACTCAAACTTGATTTTAGTTAAGTGTCGGTCATTTAAGCTAGGATAGTCTTCGCAGAACAAGCCAGCTCGTATGCCCCTAATCTGATACTTTGAAAAGAGCTTAATCAGCCAGTACACCATCATCCACCTTAACCAACGCGACTTCCCCGAACCAACCGAACCTCCGAATAAAACAAACTTAAACCTTTTAGAGGCCTCTTGCGCTTCTTTCTGCTTAGGAAAGAATCCTGCAAGTTCTGTGAATTTAATAGTTTCAGAGGTTTCATTCATCCACAGAGATTATCTTAGTTTTTAATTCACCTTGAATATTTATGTTCTCTTGAGCTTTACCGATAAACTGATCAGCCACATATTCGGGTTTTAAACTATCAATAACCTTTTCCCATTTAGCTGATATTCTAGCATCAAATAGAGCCCTCCGTTCTTCTTTAAGAAGAGTCTTTAGTAGTTTCTGTCCTTTCTTTAACCCAGAGCCTATTGGTTTTGGAAATCCTATTGGAGGTGCCATAACTTGCTTTAACTTGCTTTTAATAAATGCTTATATTTTTCCTTATTCTCTTTAAGTTCTTGAGGCCACTCTGATTCATCTGTTTTATATGTAAATTCTCTGCCAAGAAAATCACTATTTCTATTTATGTTTGATTCCAGGTTATTAAGCACTTGACTTGTGGCGTAAGATTCATTGGTATATGAGTCAGTTAGTTTCTTCTTTACGTTCTCATGGCCACCCATGCTGGTAAAATGCCAGCCAAAGTAGTCAGAAGATTTGAAGCAGTTGAATGATCGGGCATGATTTAAGCATTCGTCCTTTATGTCCTTATACTTGGCTATTATTGTCCCCCAGAACTGCTCATTGCTTAGGTTATTTAGGTAGTAGGAATAGACCCTAAGTTTGAGTTTGACCGGAATTCCTAGATTGCATAACTCGTTAAGGCTTTTTAGACACCTGGTATCCCATATCTCATCACAATCTCCTATAAAAACAATGTCTTCGTCTTTTATTCCTCCTAGGGCATCTTTTACGGACTCTTTTTGGGCAAACTCTCGTGTCCAATGACTAGCACCTCTGCCATACTCTGTATTGGGACTAGTTTGGGCTAACTCCTTATACTTGCCCCAAATATCCTCACTGTGAATATAGTGCTTAACCTTGGCATAGTGCTGATTAAATGCGCTTTCTTTGGGCTTGCCGCTAAAGGTCTTATCAAATTCTATAACTCGAAACTCATCAACAAAATCCTTTAGAACATTGTATCTTATCTCAAAAAGTTCTGACTCTCCATTAAAAGTGATAACATCTACAATCATTGTAGCATTATTATACTAATTCACCAAGTTTATTGTCCTCAATATAAGTCTTTAAGTTGTCTAAACAAGTCTAGTTCTTCTTTCGGTAGTGGTGTTTGGTGCATATTGATTTGATGGTGTATTATTATGTTCTATGTCGTACTTTCTATGGCAACTCGTACACATCCTTATGTAGTCATTTAAATCCCTTCTGTACTTGTGGTCTACGTTAGCCCATTCGTATTTTCTTTTCTTTGTGGTTCCACATGGTTCACATTTTTTGGGCCTTCCTTTTTCCCTTACAATCCACATATGCAAACCCTGGTAACTTACTTTTTCACCCTTCCAGGCATAATGCTTAGAAGCCTTTGGTTTTTTGGTAGCTAGTATTCCGCTTATATTACTATCTCCAAATTGTGTACAACGACCTTTCTAAAATCATTGCTTCTGCTGGGTACACGCAATACGTGAGGTAATTGTAAAGTTTAATATAGAATTCAACTGGGTGTCTCCTGATGTCCTCAGCCGTTAAAATATAATTCGAACCCGGGGCCATTGGTACGTAGTCAAGTTTATCTATGCCTGTAAAGGCCATAATCTCCTTAGGGTCATACTTGAGTGGCTGTTCATTAAGGTACCACCCGTTATTTGTCTCATAATAAATGCCGTCTTTGTAATAGCAAACAGGTTTCCCATTAGCATCATCATAGGTTCGGTGGTTCATTGTTAAGAGTGGTGTAAAGGATTGGTTATTCTTAACCTTGTCGAACTCCGGTTGAGAGATATATTTCCACAAATTCGCCTTTGTATAGACGGCCACTGGCGGAAGATTATTGTAATTTGTGATTATGTAATGCAACTTGTCGGATATGTCTGTACCTAGATTAGGAACTATATTTGAGCCAGGAACAGGCTCGTCACTTCGATCATAAAGAATCATGCTGGGAGCATATTTGGCTATCCAGTCCACATCTTGACTGTTCCACCGACTTACCACGAAATTTATCATCTTAGATTATATTTAATTTATAAAACTCTCCGAAATATTTTATTGCGGCTCTATTGTAAGCTATTGCGGCTTCTTTCTTATCGTCAAAAGTTCCTAGATGAACACTCTTACTATTAAAACGAATGGTTGCACACCATTTATCAATCTGCTTATGCCACCAAACACCTTTGTAACCAGATGTGTTTCTGGCATACATATCCCTATTCCTCATATTCTCTGCATTATTACAAATTCGCAAATTAAATTTTTGATTATTCAGTTTATTCCCGTCTTTGTGGTCTACTTGATTCTTACCTAATACTCCTAAAATAAACCTATGCATTCTTATCGTCTTTTTAGGGGAACTCGGTCTTCGCACTGCATAACCTCTATCGTTTAAGTGCCACTCAAAGGCATTAACTCTGTCGAAGTCATCATCATCAACCATTGCATGACCCTTAGTAGGTTTTTCTTTGTATCTATGACCTCCTAGTTGGATTAGTTTCATGGGTATTGTTCTTTGGCTATGTAAGTATATTTTTTGTAGAAATTTTGAGCCATGCTCCAAACTCCAACGTTGTGGCGACCATGATATTTAGGAGCTAGAGTAAGTTGCACATTTTTATTAAGCCAAGATGGCAATATGGAGAATGACGAATTGCCTACAATCAGGTATCGAGCATATCTAATAGCTCTCCAATTATACCCAATTTCATGAATAACTTCAAATTCAGGAAATGTCTTTTTTGCGGTAACCTCGTCATCAGTTTGAACTTGAAACTTCATAGTAGGATTTATCTTTCTCATCTCTGAAATGGCAAAATCCCAATAACCTTGTGGGAGATACAAATCAGGAAACAAAGCAAACTCACCGCCTCTATGAGAAATCACACATAAGTCGTCCGACATATCTAACGGCTCTACTTTGAGCCATTCATTTACTTCCTTCTCTCGGTGTTCCCAGTATCGTTCGTCTTGGAATTCGCCTTCTATAATTGTGTTGTCTTCTATAAAGTTGAATTCTGGATCATAACTTCTTATATCGTTTCCAAACTCATCTCTAACACATTTCTCTTGCCAATTTCCACACTCTATTTCAGGTTCGGTTGGAAGGTTCTGACCTGGAATTACAATATTGCCAGGATTAAAGTGATGAACTGTTTTTTTAACACTTTTATCCCATTGACCTATATCCATAAAACTTGAACCTTTAAACCCTTTTTCCTTACCAGAATTATCATGGTTATACATCATAGCCCAATCCACACCTAAGTCAGCGGCTCGAACCCTTGTAGCTACTAGCCTAGCCAATTGATTTCCCAAACCGCTCCCCTGGTGAAATTGACCTATTATCATGTTATTTGTTCGTACCTTCCTATAAAAACTATTGACCTATAAAAGTGGACAAGAGCGACATTTCTTTCCCACCATGTCATTTTACCCAAACCTTTTTGTTTAAACATTGGGTCTTGCGGGTCTTTGCGGATATCTCCGATTCCTGTCTTGCCTCCTCCGTTCACATCGTCAACTAACTCCTTCATTTTAGCCATCGTTGTATTTGGGCCAACATTATGGGTATCTCCCCAGTAAGTACAGGTCGTGTCTTCAATTACATAAATTCCTCCTGGCTTCATGCGTGGGAACAGGTACTCGAAACTCGCCATTATATCCTTATTCTGATGACTGCCGTCATCTATGATTATGTCAAATGGGCCGTCTAGTAAAACTTGTTCAAGTAGTTCTATGTTATTTTGCATACCCTTGAAAATCTTGATTCGCTCTTCTTCCATGACATCTACATCATAGTAATCAAGTCCATAGATTTGAGCCTTGGGAAAGTACTGTTTCCACATCCTTAATGAAGCTCCTGACTGAACTCCTATCTCCAGTAGTTTAAGCGGTGCATCTCTAAGATTCTCAAAGTACACTTCATAGTGTTTGGTGAAGTTATGTGTCCGGCTGGACTTATCCGTATTAAAAGCGATGGCTAGTTCATCTAAAGTCAAATTCGTTGAAGGACTATTAGTCCATTGTTATTTTCAAAGACTTCTTTGATTTTCCAGTCACTATTTCCAGTCAGGAACTCATCTACGGCTCTTTTCATTTCAGGAAGAATTGTGTCGTGCATGATTATATACTTTACTGTATGGGGTGAGTGAAGTTTTAGCTCTTGGCTTAATTGTTCGTAACTGTGAACGGTGTCTATAAAAAGTAAATCGTGGCGAGGAAGTCTTAGGTCGAGCGAAGAAGCTAATAGAAAATCCCATGATACAAGTTCTTCTTCTGCCATTTTCTTGGTTTCTTCTACGTTTCCTCTGTGTTCTGATGGATGAACTATGTCCATAGATATCATTGTTGAGGGATGTCCGGCTAATAACGCCCACGTTGAAACCATCCCCCTAACTCCTAACTCGACAACGACTTCGCATAAAGAGGCATACTTTCTAATCGTAGGTAAATGTTCGTTGATGTCTGATTCCTCGTAACAAAGTTGTTGGTACTTTTCTTCTATCATTTTTGCCAATAGTGAATACAGTTATTTATCTTAATCAGTGGGTTCTTAATTCTATACATTTCCCTAAACTCATCTATCGCTCGCTTGGCTTGATTGATACAGTAGTCGTCTACGATAACAAACCCGCCTATCGAAACCTTATCGTAAAGATTCTCTAATACTTGCATTGTGCCTTCATACATATCAGCATCTACTCTCAAAACGCTGATAGGGCCGATTTCGTCTTTAAGTTTGGGCATGGTGTCCTTAAAAAGTCCCTCGACATATTTGACCTCTCCTTCTACTGGAAAGTAGTTGAAGTTCTCTTTTACGGTATTTAAGGAAACTGATAATTCAGGGATAAAGAAGTGTGCATCTTTGACATCGTTTATATCCATAGGTATCGGTAGCCCCTGAAAACTATCACATACATAAACTGGTTCTTTCATTTCCAAGTAATCCATTAGAGCTCTGGCCCAAATACTTGCTCCACCCCTCCACACTCCAGCCTCAACAAAAGCACCCTTGATGTTGTTATTCTTAACTTCGGTAATAAGTCTAGCTATATTATCAAGTCCTTCCGGCCCGATTAGGGTGAACTTCAACTCAAGTAAAATATTGATGATTTTGTTTAGGCTATCTAAGGTCATGTTTATGTTTACCAAAACTCTCAACCGTTTCGGGGACGGTTAGTTCAGTGCTGAATTGAGCGGCTAGTTCAATCGGAGCGAACTTAATCCCTTTGTTCTCTAAGACTTCTCGATTATGAACACACAAGAAGCCGTCTTCGTGCCAAAAGCCAGTGCCCCTGTCTGTAAACTCTAATCCTAAAATAGTGGGTGCTCTCAAAAGTTTCCGACTTCTAAACGAGAACCCGCCATTGCCTACACGTATTAGCCTATTGCCGGGAGTTCTGTAGGTCGTCTCGTCGTTGGGAATAGGCCACGGAGCACCGATATAATCGTACTTAAAGAACTCGTTAGTCCATTTGGAAGCATTTGTGATATATCCATCATTCTGAACCACCAACACATAGTCCGAACCTATAAACTGCCATAATTTCATAGCCACAAATTCGTTATATCCTTTATAGTCAAGCTTATCTATTTTGATGACCTCTATACCTTCTGCCTTTATGTATTCGTGGGTAAACAATATCGAACGAGTAAAAGTAAATTGAGCCTGGCACTTCCTCATAGCATCAATAGTTTCGGGAACCTTAGTACAAGCTACAGCCACTAAATCTACGGTCGGGATGGTAACAGCCCAAGAAGTATCTGGGGCTGTTGTTATTTTTAAAAATCCTTCTTCTTTTAATATCCCCTCGATGAAGGGTAGAACATAGTCATGTCCCGATAAGATACCCCCAGGCTTAATTTTGGGCCGCCATATTTTAATATCTTCCCGGACACTATTCTCGTCATGTGCAGCATCAATATAAACAGCATCTAACGATCCGTCAGGGAAGTCTTTAGCCGCTTCCACGCTTGATTTTCTGATTTTAATTATGTTAGGAACATCTTTAGTTCGTTCAATAAACATTCTTTCAGCATCTATGTACGACTGGTCGTGCTCAGGAACTCGGCCAGTTTCAGGAGTTTTATAGTTATAATAGTCAACGCTATAAACTGTATCAACAAAGTTAGCAAACAAGAGCGTTGAAACACCTTGAAATGACCCAACTTCAACCATTTTAAAATGCGGTGCGTAAAACTGACTTACTAGGGCATGAAGTCCACGAATACTATTCTGTTCACTGAATGCTTGATAATCGTCTCTTGGCATTGAGTAAAGTGTATTTAAATCAAGTTTCATATTATTTCCAATAGCTATACATTCCTTTATTTATTTCATATTTCACCTGTTTCGTTTCTCGATGGGGCTGCATAAGGGCCCACTCAAACATATCTTTCATAACACACCTTAAATCAGTTTCATCTTTGAATCCTAAGGCATCCTTAGCTTTGTCATGTGATGAGTAGGCATTCTTAACTTCATGTCTTTGTTCGGCATATTCTATAATTGGCATATAGCCAAATTCATTAGCAATGCCTCCCAATATGTCTGCGGTCTCATTTAGTGTATATTCTTTGTCTGAACCTAAGTTAAACACTTCTCTGTCGCCGAGTGTCATCAGTTTTTCGAGTGGCTCTAGGCAATAGTTAATATCCGAAAAAGCTCTTTTCTGTTCCCCATCACCAAAGATTAAAATGCTTTCTTTGTTCAATGCTCTCCTAATCCAAATCCCAACAACGTTCCTATATTTATCCCAAATATTCTGATAAATCCCGATTACATTATGGGGCCGAACGATACTGTATCTAAGGCCAAACTGTTCCTGGGCTTGTTTTAAGTCCATCTCCACCGCATACTTGGCTATTCCATAAGGGTCAGCTGGATTGGGTCGCATGTCTTCGGTGAAAGGAACTTGGTTCTCACCATAAACTGCCATAGATGAAGTAAAGATAATCTTTTTAACTTCGTTTTTTATACACTCATTTATGACATTCACCGAACAGAGGAGGTTGCTCGTATAATTAAATCGTCTTACAAATGGAGACAATCCCTCAGCGGCATAGGCGGCAAAATGATAAACATAGTCTGGCTTAATTTCTTTAAAAACTTTTTTTAATTCTTTTTCTCGTCTTAAATCAATTTTATGGAAGATTACTCTCGGATCAATGTAATCCTTGTAGCTACCTGAAAGATTGTCTATGCCATAAACTTCGTACCCCTTATCCAAAAGGTATCTCGAAAAATGTGAGCCAATGAGTCCCGCAACTCCGGAAATTAATACTTTATTGTTTCCCATTGAAGAAATTATCAAATGTTTTTACTATGTATTTTAAGTCTGACTTGGTAAGGGAGGGATGCAGGCTGATCCAAAAGCTACATCTAGTTATAATATCGGCCCCGTCAAGTTTACCACTAACTCTATATATATTTTTTGAATATGCTGGATGCCTAATAATGTCTCCTGAAAACATCGGTCTAGTCTCTATACCATTCTTTTCCAAGTGTGCCAGTAACTTGGGTCTTTGATTCCACCCAACAGTTAAAGGAAAGGAAAACCAACATACATCGGCTTCCTTAATCGTAATGGGCATGGTCAAGTCCTCAAACTTACTCAAATGCTTATATAAATAATCAAAGTTCTTTTTTCTAGCTTTCTTAATCTTTTTGATCTTTCTTAATTGAACTCTTCCCATAGCCGCTTGAAGTTCTAAGATTTGGAAGTTGTAGCCGACCTTCTCATAAATGAAGCGGGGATTGTAATCGCTTGGAAGTCCTTTGTGTTTCGTGTTTCGTGAAATGTTAATATCCGCTTGTCTTCCCCAATCTCGATACATCCGAACATTCTTTGCAATGCGACTATCGTTGGTAAGGACACCGCCTCCAACTCCCATACTGACGATATGAGCTGCATGAAATGAGGTGATTGAGACATCCCCGAATCCTCCAACCTTTTTACCATTGATAGTAGTTCCCCAACCGTCGCAGTTATCTTCAATGACATATATTTTGTGCTTTCTAGCTAGTTTCATTAACCTGGGCATATCCACTGGATTGCCAAGAGGATGAATGGCTATTATAGCTCGTGTTTTAGGAGTAATTGCTTTTAGAACATCTTCTACATCGAAGCCATAAGTCCCTACTTTACAATCGACAACAACAGGTACAAGCCCGCACTGAATAATAATATTAAATATAGTAGGGAATGTAACCGCACCGATAATAACCTCCGAACCTTTGGGAAGTTCGAGAGCGGAAAGAGCAAGCAAGCCAGCACTAGAACCAGAATTAGTAAGTATTCCATATTTAACTCCTAGAAACTTGGCCGCTTCCGATGAAAACAATTTGCCTTCCTCGGCTTCCTGCCAGTTCCTAGTTTTACGAGACTTTTTAATTGAACGAATAATAGCTCGCTCTTCATCGAGTCCAGTAACAGCACCTCCATATTTTATAATTCTTTTTTTCATATCATAAATTAAAAGATTTAGCTATGAAATCCAGTCAGGATTCTCCATCTGCCATTCAATAGTCGTTTTAAGTCCTTCTTCAAAAGATACAGGTGGTTTCCACCCCAGAGCTTTTAGCTTATCGTCATTCAGACCATAATGTTTATCATGGCCCATGCGAACACGGTGGAAGTTTACAAGTTTATACCTAAGTTCTTTACCCATCAGTTTGGCTATAAGCTGAGCAAGTTCTAGGTTGTCTACTTGTTGGTCTCCAGCGATATGATATCTGTCGGGCTTATCTATTGCACTTGGAGCGTGAAGATGGGGTTTGGTATTTTTTAGAATAAATAAAACAGCGTCTGCAAAGTTCCTTGAATGTATGTATGACCTGGAACCAACACCATCGTTGTCACCATGTATTGTAATTTCTTCGCCTTTCATTAGAGCTTTTTGAATCATCACGGGGTATTTTGAACTTTGTTGCATCTGACCCCAGTTATTCATGGTATTCACAATCACTACTGGAACTCCGTAAGCTCTCCACCAAGCAATGCAAAACTCTTCTTGAGCTGATTTGGAAGCGGCGTAGGGATTAGAAGGAATTTTAGCGTCCCACTCCCTATAGCCATCATTCTTACCCAGGGTGGGGCCGTAAACTTCGTCTGTGGAAATTTGAACAAAGACTTCTGGTTTTACTTCCTTGGCAAATTCCAACAAGTTGAGAACCAAGTCTACATTATTTTTGCAAAATTGGACTGGCTCTTGAATACTTGCCTCCACATCCGAGAGAGAAGCCATAGAAATTATATAATCTACTTTACCGATTCTTTTTTTAAGGAGTTCAGAGAACGGAGCAGTCAAATCGTGCGTGAATACGGTAATCCTCTTCATCCAATCCAGATGAGATTTAGTAACTTCTGTTAAGCGATCCGTCCAGCCCTTGTGCCTAAAGGAATCAATGCCCACTATCTCCCAATCTGTGTTGTGCATTATATGAGCCACAAAGTGAGTTGCGATTGATCCGCCAATGCCTGTAAGTAAGACTCGTTTATTATCCATAAGTTTGTAACATTAATATTGTTTCTTTTTTTCTTTGTTCCTCGGTAAGTTTGAAACTGGTCTGATGCGGGCCATAGCCTATAACTACATTTGAGGTCATTAAAAATCTCGGTAAACCATATCTTAAAAACGCTCTTTTGTAAAAATCTATATCCACCACCCAGTCTAGTCCTTCGGTAAATAATAGTGGGTCTTTGTTTTCAAAGGCTAAGACGGAAAGCCCCCCTATTGTATTGAACCCTCGATGTATGTGGTCATTCCAGCCGGGATAATGGGTCATAATGAATTCTTGAGCTCCTGCATCGTGCACACATCCACTTACTAGCCAACCACTTTTCCAAGCAACGGCGATCTCTTCCAAGGCGAGTGGGCCATTTAGGTAGTCATCATGGCAGAGTATTTTTATTACATCTCCGGTTGCTTTTTTAATCCCACAGTTCATATTGTAAGCAACCCTTCCTTCTTCAACTATAATCGTTTCGTAATTAGTATAACTCTGGAATTTAATGCTATTCAAACACCTAGGTAAGAATTTCTTGCCTTCACAATCAGCTGTCGGGATTACGATACTTATTCTAGGATTTTCCATATTTTTGTAATAAATACTTTTCTTCAGCCTTTTTTTCTTCTTCTAGTAAGATATTTGTAACTTGATGGTCTCCACAGCCTATTGCTGTGTCGTAAGAATCTAAGATCGTGGGTGGACCGTATCGTTTAAGAAGTCTGTTGTAATAATCAATGTCTAATACCCAAGTCATGTTTTCGTCAAATAATAATGGGTCATCGTTCTCGATAGCCACCACCGACGGTGAGCCGATTGTGTTCAGTATCTTTGAGCTTGGGAGCACGCCCTCATATCTGGCGAAATGTGGCCCTTTTAATTCTCCGTCTCCATAATCATGGACACATCCTGTCGCTAACCATCCGCCTTTGAAATTCTCTGCAATGTTTTTAAGCGAATCCGGATGAGCAAGGTAATCATCCGAATACAGAAACTTAATAATTTCACCTGTAGCTTTCTTGATGCCAGCATTTGTATTCTCTGCCATGCCCCCATGCTTTGTGAGTACCAATTCGTATTTTTCATAAGTTTGGGACATTATTGAATCTATATTCCTTTTCAAGAAGAAATCACCGTTCTTCATATCGTGGTAAGGAATAACTATGGAAATCAAGGGGTTACTCATGTTTAGAAATATATTCTATGGCTCGTCTCATGAAATCGGGACTTCTCAAAAGACCGATGCCTTGATTACATTTTTGACACAATAGACCCCTAACCTTTCCTGTTTTATGGTCATGGTCTACTGCCAATACTCGCCTTAATTTTGTTCCTCTCTTGTGTTCTATTGTTTCAGGATTACCGCATATTGCACATACACCATTTTGATGGATAACTAGTTGGTTATATTGATTCAAATCAATTCCATATTTTCTTTTTAAATAAGTACCCTTTAATATTTCTTTATTTTCTTTATTATAAGTTCTCATATAGGCATTATATTTATCTTGATTTTTCTTCCTATATTCTCGTTGCTGCAAACGCCAATATTTCTTATCTCTCTTTGTTAGAGAGATGCTAAGCAATTTCTTTGAACTTTCTTTATGATGCGTTCCCTTTATCATGCTGATTTTTGGGTTTTTATCCATTCTAATAAATTATTCATCCCATCCTTGACCGAAACTTTGGGTTTCCAGCCGAGAGCTTTAATCTTGGTGTTATCCGTTAAACGAACCCGTAATCCAATCGGGCCGTCTATATACTTTATCTCCTTATCCGTAACCATTCTTACCATCTCATCTATCGTGTAGGACTCATCCGGGCCAATGTTTATCGGGCCTTGATAGGGATTTTGCATTATGACTTCTATGGCATCTAGCAAGTCGTCTATGTAAATAAACTCTCTGACTTGTTTGCCGTCTCCCCAAACCTCTACGGGGTCTTGAGTTAATGCCTTGCGACAAATGGCTGCAGGAGATTTCTCGCGTCCACCATCCCATGTACAGTATGGCCCAAAACAGTTATTAAAACGGGCAATCCTGATGTTTAAACCCTTGTTCTTGTAAAACGCCTCGTAAACCCTTTCACTGAAAATCTTTTCCCAGCCATAGTTTGAATCGGGATTGGCTGGATAGATAGCTTCTTCAGGAATTCTTTGTTTTACTTGTTCGATTGAGTAAGCACAGACCGAAGAAGAGTAGAACAGCTGTTTCACTTTAGCTTGAGTTGCATAGTAAGCCACATTTAGATTTATCATCGCTGAATTGTGTAGAACATCTGCATCGTTGTCGCCACTGAATATGAATCCCGCTCCGCCCATATCAGCGGCCAAAGTGTAAAGCCTATCAAAGAATCCTATTGGAAACATACTCAATAAGGCCGCATAAGTACGCTGGTCTCGTAAGTCTAATTTATAAAATAAATCTGGCTTAATAAATTTGGGTTCTTGTGTGTCTATCCCCACGACAAAATGCCCATCGGCCATTAATCGCTTGGTAAGATTCTGGGCTATGAATCCTGCTTGTCCTAAAATAAGTATTTTCATATTCTTTGCCAAGATGGGGGAAATCCCACCCGATCAACACCATCACTGAACCATTTGAGCGGAGCAATTACTTTTTTTGCTTCATTGGGATTTAAATAGGCTCCCCAAAAACTCCACGAACTGTTGGCGATTATTTGTGAGTGGCAACTGGCATATAAGTTTAAATCTTCCACTTCATCGCCCTTATCCATGACCTGCACCCTCGGATTATCTTTGAACTTTTCTTTTGCCCAGCTTGGGTCGTCTGAGAATACAAGGAAGTTGTCTTCGGGGAAAAGAGCCATAGCTCTCTCATAATAATCTGTATCATCGGCAAGATTGACATAAAATGGGTTTTCCGAGTATTTAGATTCATCGGGATTGATTGGATTAGCTCCTCGCCTTACATGAACGCCAACTTGCGATAGATAACCAATTCCCTCACCAAACAGTTGCTTGATTTCTTCTTCGTAACCCTCAAAAAACTTGGGATCTTGG